TCGAAGACTAAATATTTTTGGTTACTTGGCAACATTTTCTAAATATGATTCGTAGCAAAATTCGTTAGAGCAGAAATCATTGAGGCGGGGGTTGCTGAAAGTCGGAACTCTGCCCTGCTTCCTACTGCAAACCGCCTTATACATCTGGAATGCCTCAAAGTCATCTTTATTTCTATAATAAATGCTTTTAGATTTTTCTGTTTTTACTTTTAGTTTCTTCAGGGCTGAGCTTATTTGAAAATCAAATGGATGCTTGTTATCTTCCTCCATGTAGAAATGATCAAAGTCGTCTAGGGATAAGTCACATAAGCCAAAATTAAAAATATTATTAAAGATGTAAGAGTCGTAGAAAGGAACCCCTACGCTCACCTCATCCAGTTCTCCTTTCTCAAGGTCTGACAGGTGCAAGCACTCTCCCTCGCTGGTAAAGCATTTCGTGTAAAGATTACGGACGACCCTCACCCCTCTGTTATTTTTAGGAAAAAACACCAATTTACTTGGTTTTTCTGACAGGTTAGATTGAACAACTGGTAATCTGACTCCATAGACCATCGGGATCTCAGCGTTCAAGAACGCTTGGTTGATGACTCTGAAGCCATAGAAATTATCCTCAACTAAGATCATTTTCTTAACATCATCGCCTTCGGCAATTTCAATTAAGTCCTCAACCCTCAGTAGGGAGCGTCCTATGCTGAAGGTGCTTTTAAATAAAGGTATCACACTCCCAGCTTAAAGGAGGGCGGTAGGTTTGTCAAAGGAAAAAGCAGGACATCCGTCATATTTGACTTTCTCCATCTTTAAGTCTTTGGTTTTCTTATCCTTAAGGTCTTTTTTAAGGTCGGCTGATGCCACTCTGACTCCTTTTTTGTCTACTAGCACATAAAATTCTCTAGCAAATTTAAATGGGCAATGCCACATAGGGGTGCCATCTTTTTTAAGTTGTCCAGCAAACTCTGCTCTACCGCAAACTACTCTACCAGCAAAGCCATCGTCTCTCCCTAAATAACCTTTATCATAGGCTAAATTTTTAGAAGCTACATCTTCATTAAAATTATTAATAATTTGTTGAACTTCAGTCAAAAAATACTCAAAGCCTTCAAGTTCATCCACATCCAGAGGCTCCATTTCACAACACCCATCATTATTGCAGTCGAACTTTACAAATAAGAATTCCATCTTTCTTTTGAGGAACTCTGGGTATAGGTGCTTTACCGCCAAGCAATACATTAAATTCTGCATGTTGTCGGTATACTCTTTTCCAGAAAAAATTTGTTTTGATGTTTTAAAGTCTCTTATAAGAGCCGTCTTTTTCCTCTTGAATAAAAAAAGTTTATCAATAAATCCAAGTATGCGATAGTTTTTATCTCCTTCGTTTACAGATATATCAAAATCTTTTTCGCTGATAGATTTAGTCGGTTTACCGTCCCTATCCCCAAAGAAATCATAATTAAGCCCCTCCACAGTCATCTGATTAATCAGATCCATGTTTTCAAAATCATCTATGTTATGCTTTTTTGCATACGCTTCTATCATCCTTTTGACGGGAGGTGAAGCAAAGGCGTTTTGAGTTTTAATTATGCGGGTGTAGTGTTTTTTGTGCTTAGGATTTCCCAAGTTTTCAAAAACAGCGTGACATATGGTTCCGCGTAGACTCCCCTCATTAGCTTTATCTGGAAGCTTTAAGTGATATTTGCACCAATACTGCCAAGAACACATTTGAAGCGTCTTTATGCGTGATGCTGACAGCGGTTTATTTTCAGAAGCTCCCATAATGGAAATTGTTCTTCTTTATTAGCTTTTTAAGCGATGAAGAGAAATTCTTGTTTACACCCCTGCTATCCATTCCTTTGGCAATCTTGATTACCTGCTTCATGGAATCTTGGTGTTGTAGATTATAGCAGTAATCGGAGTGTTTTTCTATTTCTTCTTTGCTCATTTCCCCAAAGTCGTTTTTCTGTGGAGGAACAAAGTAAACCTTGTCAAAGTCAATAGACTCAACCAATTTAAAAATAGATTTAATTGCGCCCTCAAAGCCTCGATTGACCGACGACGACTGATCGTTATTAAACGATACGAAAACCTTTTTTAGTGGGAGTGAAGAGAGCCTTGAAATAAATGTAGGGGATATGTTCAATCCAAAAGAAACTAAAACATTTTTTACTCCATTATCATAAAGAGACAGGCAATCACCCACTGACTCGACAATATGCACAGACTCTTTCTCTGTGATAGCTTCTTGGACCTTCTTTATATTATAATAAGGAAAAAGCCAACCAGAGGACTTGCCCATGTGTAACCACTTGGGCCTATCATCATCTGTAACCTTTCTGCCCGAGAAGCCGTGAATGCGACCATCCTTCCTAAATATAGGAAAGATCACACGCTGATACATCTTGCCTGACATAGCTAACCCACACTGAAAATCTTCAAGGGTTTCCTTACTAATCCCCTTACTTAAATAAAAATCATGGTGCGGTAACAGCTTGTTTAGAGCTTTTACGGAATATGTTTTCTCTTCTCTCAATAGGTGTTTTTGTTTTATTCTTACCCCTACGTTTACACCATTATCCTTTAGGTAGTGCTTTACTGCATTGGGGTCATTTGTATTCAAGGTCTTCTGAAGTAATGCCTCAAAGGGCATAAACTGAGAATCTTCCACATAGTCTTTCCATACTCCAGTATCCTTGTAGATCTGAAGGGCTGTAGAGTTGTCGCCAGACCTATATACTGCGTTTGTTCTCCAGTATGAGCCGTGATCCTTGAGCCTATACCCAAGGTTTTCTAAAACCTCCTTATAATCCATTACGCCCTAAGGTTGATTGGTATTTCTTCAGAGTCGTTGGTATTAACCTCAATACCCTCTGAATTAAAGGCATCTACTACATCTTGCAAGTCCCCCCGCTCAGTAATCCTGAAGTTTTCTATATTTAAATTAATAAAATTCTGCTTCTTTGTGCCGTCTGGCATTTCCACTGGGTGGATTGCTCTGAGTGCGCTCTTGCCCAAGTGTCTCGACTTGAGGTTAATTAGTTTGTGTGTCCCGAAGTTCGCGCCCTCTTCGTGTATTTCGTCTGCTACCTTTCTCCTAAGAAGGAACAGGTGTGAACAGAATTGCGTGATACCATCAGAAAGGGAGACAACACTTTCGTCGTCCACAATTGAACCAGCATTTCTATTGTTGGTTATCCCGAGTCTGTTGGATTGAACTGAGGTAATCATTGACACGCAAGGTTTACCATCAAAGGCCAAGTCACGGTGAATGGTTTGCTTAAACTTATGAACTAAGTAAGAGACTTGCTGCCATCCATCAACCTTGCCAATACTTCCAAAGTCACTCTTAATATAATCAAAGCTGAAGATAAGCGGATTCCCTCTTCCTATCTTGGAAAAGTAAAATCTTTTAAGCAATGAGCACATTTCATCAGGAGATAGGCCAGCCACATTCTCATAATAAAATTCCATGTTTTTTATTTTTGACCAAGCTGACCTAACTTTTTCTACAACCTCTTCCACTGACCAGTCTTTATATGCTGTTGTCCTCCATTTACCTGTCTGCAAAAGCCATACAGGGATACCTGTCATTGCGGAGCATTGTCTGAAAATAAGTTCCTCCTCGCTCATTTCTCCGTTATCAAAGTGAAGGACAGGAACGCCGTGTTCAGCCGATGCTTTTGTGGTGAAGTCCATACAAAAGTTGGTCTTACCTACCCCTGAACGAGCTACAATCACTGATATGTTTCCAGCCAAGAGTAGAGAGCCATACATCTCATTCATTCTAGGATGTGGGCCAAGCATTCCGAAATCCTCTACTGGATTGTTTCCTCTTTCCTCTACAACCTCCTCCATCATATCAAAGAGATTGACAGGTCCAGCTTCTGTCATCTCAAAATCTTTTATGTTTTTGTTATAGAGTTGATCTGATTGTTCTATAAGCTCCCCATATTTCAGGTTGGGGTCGGCACTTTTTACAAAGGAAGCGACCTTTTTGCAGCTACTGTATATTTCCCTACGGGCGGTATATTTTTTGAGTTCTCTGACAGAAGATATAAGAATTTTTTCTGTTATCTTATAGAAAGCTAAGGAATAGATGTATTCACCTATGTCAATGCTGTCGGGAAAGCTAGCCTTTAGTTGTTGTATTCTTTGGACCAGAATTGTCTCGTCAATATCTTCCGCGTTGTTGAGGGCATTTTTTAATAATTTAAATATTGAAACATTAACCTTTGAATCTTCAGAATAAAAATCACTCTCGTTTAAAAAGCTCGATACCTCCTCCCATTTATGCTGATGTTGCAGGAGGCCGCTAAGAACTTTCTTTTCTAGATCATAGGAAAATATCATAAGGTGAAGTCATCTTCTTTGTTAGTTGTCGCCATCTCTATTAGTTTACTCAAAGCCATTTGAACACAAGGATTTTCTGTCTTGCTTGTCATTGTCGGGCAACCGTCCTTATTTACATACAACAACAGAAAGCCTCTATTACCACCGTTAGCAGACCCAGTGGAGTCATAAATTTTATCTAAAAGTGATTGAGGTATTCCCTCACTATTGGATTCTTCTTGTAATTTCATTTTAAAAGCTTGAGTAGGCTGTCTGGATACTCATCAGAATCCAAGACATCAGACTCTAAAACTCTGATTAATTTTATTTGGTTAATCTCACAAAAGTATTCTTTCTTCTCGTCTCTTTTAAGCTGATAAAGAAAATTTTGCCTAGAGTTAGAGTGGAAAAATTTGTTATACCTGTAATGCTGGTTTCCGTCAACCTCCACCGCTATTTTTTGGGTAGAGTTATAAAAATCTAGGCTAAGTCTAGTCCCCGCAACAGGGAATTCTTCAAAAACCACATCGGCAAACCAATAATCCTTTAAGTGATCTTTTACGTTTTTTTGTATACCGCTTTTGCAGTCAGAGGACCAATCAATTAGATATTTACTGATGTTTTTGATTTTTCTTTCTCTTCCATTTGTGCATAAAAAAATCATTTACTTAAAATCTTATCTTTAATAAAGTCTATTAGGGCTAAAGTTGCGTCTTCGTTGTTCTCTAAGAAATCATATACCGCTTGGCTTCCCTGATAGGAGTCTTTAATCTCAATTTTCTTTCCTTTAAGGTAGTTTTTGATTTCATCATCAAGCTTAATCCAAGCGCCCGCTTTCTCTAGATAACCCCACATCAAAAGCATGTCAATCACTTCTCTCTCAACCCAAATTGATTTCCCGTTCATGCGCCCATGTTTGATTGGGTAGCTTACGGTTTGCCCTGTAGATTCATTTGTTGATTTAAGAATCAAAACCTTAGCATTGTGACCATAAATTTTATTATCTGGGGTTATTTGCTCAGTGGGTTTTTCTAGAATCTTATCCCCTTTATTTTGTTTTTTAAATTCTAAAATCCAATCGGGGTAATGAAGAATTGCATTGCCTCCACTGCTATTAGTTTGATTGTTAGGATCTTGTTTGGCGTATGGGTTTACATTAATACTGCTTCTTACTTGAGAAACCATGATACACATATGACCGAATTTACTCATACCCAGACTAATCCGCTTGAGGAAATCAGAAGTCATTAAAGCTCCTCCTGCTACCTTCCTAGCATCTGAAGAACCCTTTTCTAAATCTTCTTTTGTGATAAGACCATCCATGCTATCAACAATAATACAGAATTTTTCTTTGTCTGGATTATTGCGGAGAAGACCTCTTAGATAATCAACCATTGTGTCCATAACGTGGCACTCAAAAACCAAACAAGTTCCCGTCACCCACTCTGCTGGATCAGACACAAATTTAATTCCTGCTCGATCTTTTATGTCTGAACTAAGTCTGCCTTCTGCCATAACAAAAAGCCCCTTCGAATTTTCAACCGTCTTTAACATGTTGTGCATGACATGGAGGGCTTCATTTGTTTTGCCTCCCTCGTTAGCCCCGATAAATCTATGCA